TATCAACAAGATCGGGCAAAAGCTGAACGAAGAGTTTGTCTCTACAGCGCAGGGGGTGTATACGTAACGTGGAAGAGTACGGAATTTTTCTTGGTTTTAATAATCAGGCGGAAGCATTCCGACTGCCAGTCAACCCGGAGACCTTGGAGATCAAGGAGAGCGGGGATGGAAAAAGCTATACCATTATCGATCTGGGTGAGATCAATACGATTGCTTATCCGAAGCTGACGGAGATCACCATTGAAAGTATCTTTCCGGCACAAAGGTATCCGTTCGTATTGGTACAAGAGGACGGACTGAAGAGACCCTTTGAATATGTGGAGCTTATTAAGAAGTGGATGACGAGTCGCAGACCTATTCGTTTTGTATTCTCCGGGGTGAGCTATGCGGATGACACGAAAAAAGCTGAGGGGAAGCTAAACGACGCGAAGAAATGGTTAAAGCAACCATCGACTAGTGAGGATAAATCCATAGAGATTGATTTTGGTGTGAATATGGCTATGAGCATCGAAGGCTTCACTTGGAAGCTCAGTGCGGGTACCTCAGGGGATATTGAATATTCGTTGTCTCTCAAAAAGTATGTATTCTATCAGGCTGTAGCTGTAAAGGTTGTCGACGATGAAGTGAAAGTAGAGCAGAAGCGGGCGAACGAAACTCCCAAACCTACTACGTATACCCTGATATCTGGAGACAGCCTATGGAAAGTTGCAAAAAAGATGCTGGGGGATGGCAGAAGGTGCGAAGAAATTCAGAAACTTAATGGCATTAAAGATAGTGAGCTGAGGAAGCTTCCAATCGGTAAGGTCATTAAGCTGCCGTAGGAGGATGTTATGGAACTGCTTGTGAAGAATAAGGAAGGGAATCTATGGGATATTTCTGGCATCGTCTCCGATATTTCTTGGAAAACGGCCCGCTCAGGAAAACCGGCAACGTTAGAGTTAACACTTGTGGATAGTGGAATCTATCAGCATCCCAAGTTTGGCATTAGCAACGGTGATATTATTCAGTTCAGCAAAGATAATGTGGATGTATTCTACGGGTTTGTGTTCAGCATTGATACAGGCTCAGATCAGGAAATCAAGCTGACTGCCTATGATCAGATGCGTTATTTGCTGGGCAATGGCAGTTATGTTTTGCAGGATGTTACGGCTAGCGATGTTATCAAAAAAATAACACAAGATTACGGACTACAGACAGGTGTGCTGGAGGAGGCGGAGTACCGGATTCCCTCTTTAATCGAAGATGACAAAAAGCTGCTGGACATCATTATGGGAGCGATCGGCAGTGAGCTGCAGTTTAAGGGGCAGTTGATGGCTTTTTACGATGATTTTGGGAAGCTTACGCTGCGTAAACCGGATGCTATGCTGCTTAATCTGGTGCTGGGAGCGGGGCATTATCTGTACGATTATTCGCTCAAAAAAAGTATTGATGATGATACGTACAACACCATTTTTCTATACAAGGATAATGAGAAGTCTGGTAAGCGCGATTTCTTTCCGGTTAGCGATAAGGATAATGTGAAACGCTGGGGAATCCTACACTTGTATCAGAAGGCCGATGACAAAGCGAATGCTGCACAAATTCAGGAGAAGGCAAATAATCTGCTAAAAATGCATAACCGAGAAAAGCTTAGTCTCTCCGTACAGGCGATTGGTGATATGCGCGTAAGGGCTGGTAATTTCATTTATGTCCTGCTCGATGAATTTAAGACGCAGGTATTTCTGGTGGATCAATGCAGTCATAAGATTTCTGGTGGGGAGCATACGATGTCCCTCGATATAAAGGTGGTGTAGAGATGATGTTGGATATTATAAAAAAAGCAAGCTTAGGAGCCGTGGGAAATACAAATCCCGTGGCTTTTTCTTATGGGACGGTAACGGAGGCAGCGCCTTTGCAGATCCAGGTGGATCAACGTTTTATTTTATCGGGGAATGCGCTAGTGCTGCCTGAATCGGTAATGGAAAGCAAAATCGAGCTAGAGGGTAGAGAAGTAGTAGTGCGTCGAGGACTTGCCTCTGGTGATCGGGTTCTGATGGTTCGGATGCAAGGCGGACAAAGCTATATTGTTCTGGATCGGCTGGTGAGCCCAATATGATTCCTGCGATTGGAAAAGCCGGACCGATAACCGCCCTTCTTGAAGGTGAGGTCAACCTTGAGCGTGGGGAAAGCCCCAGCCTAACCTACCGAATGGATTGGGATAGAAAAAGGATTACAGGCCAAACGGATGGACTTGAGGCCGTGCAACAGGCAGCGGCCAAAATTCTGCGAACCGAAAGGTTTGAACATCTGATTTACAGTTGGGATTACGGAACAGAGTGGCGACTGGTGCTTGGCAAAGATCGGCTGCTAGTCAGAGCTGAAATCAGACGTGTCGTTAGTGAGGCTTTACTTCAGGATGAACGAATCCTTGGCTTAGAAAATATTGAGATTTCTTTTAACGGGGATAATCTAACTTTTGACTGTAAGGTGGTCACACGTTATGGCAATTTTCAGCTGAGAAAGGAGTGGAATGAGGATGTATGAGGATCAGACGTATGAGGCTCTTTTGGAGCGAATGCTGGACCGGGTTCCGTCAGGTTTGGATAAACGCGAGGGCAGCATCATTTATGACGCGCTCGCTCCAGCAGCAGCAGAGCTCGCGCAGATGTACATTGAGCTGGATGTGAATAATAATCTGTATTTTGCAGATACGGCTACCGGAGAGTACTTGGAGCGAAGTATCGCCTGGTCAGGAATTGTAAGGCGTGAAGCGAGTAAGGCGCAGCTGAAGGGGATTTTTTATAAAGCGGATGGAGGATTTGTGGATGTTCCTCTCGGCAGCCGCTTCTCTCTCGATATGCTGAATTATATTGCCGTGGAGAAGGTATCACCTGGAGTGTATCGGCTGGAAAGTGAAACCGCTGGAGAAGAAGGAAACCGATATTTTGGCTCTTTGCTGCCTGTGGATTATATTTCAGACCTTGCGCGTGGGGAAATAGCTGCTCTATTGATTCCTGGAGAGAACGAAGAAACCGATGAATCGCTACGCCAACGTTATTTGGATTCAGCCAGACGCCCAGCTACTAGCGGAAATAAATATCACTATATGGAGTGGGCGATGAAGGTTGTGGGGGTGGGAGGTGCGCGTGTTTTTCCGTTATGGAACGGTCCTAAGACTGTGAAGGTGATTGTTGTGGATGCTGAGAAACTTCCTGCTTCTGAGCTGCTGGTGACTAAGGTTCAGCATTACATTGATCCGGTTTCTGGAGCGGGTGAGGGGCAAGCCCCCGTAGGTGCAGTTGTAACAGTAGCGTCGGCAACGGGAAAAAGTATTAGTATAAGCGCAAAAGTAACCCTTGCTTCAGGTTATGCACTGCAAGCTGTTAATGATGAATTCAAAGCGATTCTTGAGAGTTATCGCAAGGAGAAGGCTTTTTCAGCAACCTATATCAGTCAGTCTGTAGTCGGGGCACTATTGCTAGCTACTGAGGGAGTCGCGGATTATACGGAGCTGAAGCTAAACGGTGGAGCGGGCAACGTAATGTTGAACGAAGAAGAAGTACCGTTGTTCGGCAATGTTTTACTGGAGGTGTAGCATGGGTTATCCAGAGCAAATTGATTTATTTCAAGACAAGCTTAATAAAAAAGAAAACGGTGGTAGCTATGTAATTGAAGAGAGATTACCGCTTGAAAATGGCATGTACAGTGGTGTGCTTGCGCATGACAACATTAATAATCAGACCATCGCTGTGTACACAGAATCACAGTATTCAGGGATTGAGCTACGTAATTTTACGGTGTCTTTTCCGGATGAGGCGCCGTGGCGGCGAATGATTAAGATTTTTGCCGATGTGCCAGAGGTTTATGTGACTTACGAAACCCCCGGCGATACCGTTGAAGCAGAGGATATTAACGGTTTGCAGGTGAGTCTTACCGCTGTCCAAACTGAAATAGAGCGTTATAAGAGCAAGGGTCAGATTGACGGAGGATCTTTTAGAAGAGAGGTGTAAAATGGCACAGACCATACAAATAAAGCGGGGTACAAAGGCTGAGCTAACGAGTTATGGCGTGTTGAAGGCGGGCGAGCTTGGTTTTTGCAGTGATACTAAGGAAGTTTATATTGGTGACGGCACGTCCAATTCCATGGTCGGCAGGGCACTATCAGGGCCAGAAGCCTCGCGTCCAGTTGCAGGAGCCGTTGGTCGTTTGTATTACGTGACTACGGGGACGAATAGTGGATATTTATATTTTGATGATGGGGCAGCTTGGCGACGGGTGAATGCGCAGAAAATTAGCGACCTAACAGGTACAATCGATGATATTGCTGATGGAGCAACCTATGCGAAGGTGCTTAAAGCGGATATTAGTGCGGGACATATCAATAAAGTATCGGACGGCACGAACGTAAAAACTGCGGCTGAAATCAAGACGCATATTGACGATGTGACCAAACACCGGACGATCAATGATGCTGGGACTACGATTACAGATCTGTGGTCTGCACAGAAGATTAAGAACGAAATTGAGCTGGCCAAGCATAACATTGAACCGCAAGCGTCGGTAAAAGATCAGCACCTGCTCGCTCCACCTGCCAGTCCGGTTGAGGGTGACCGATATATTATTCCGGCCGGAGCAACCGGGGCATGGGCGGGGAAAACGAATCAAATCGTTGAATATCAGTCTGCCGTTTGG